CTGAGTATCACGAGAATCACTCGCCACCCTATTATTACAGCACTGTGATTGCTGTGTCAAGCTGGGAAACTGACAAAGTACACTCCTGGCATTGCCCTGATTGCGGATCTGTATTTAATCTTGACGGAAGCATCAGGACTGCTAATGACCCAAATGCTTGACAGACCCCAGCATCACTGGTATGATACATACATCAACAAACAAAGCAAATGACCACCACGTTCGCTGACTTCGCTGCTGAGCAAACTGCTCGCAACACCATTCATCTTAACATTGTTAAGTATGGTCTGATGTTGTGTGATGCACTGCAGCAAGATTATCAGAAGCGCAATTATGGTTATCGCGCTGGTCTTCCTTACTCCAACTATTCTTACGAACTCAACTCTGAGGGTCGTAAGTATCACAAGATTTACATGTGCATCAATGGCAAGCGTGATTCTATTCATGCGTTCATTGACAAGAAGACTGGTGATGTATTCAAACCAGCATCAGTCAAAGCACCTGCTAAGCACGCTCGTTTCAATCTGCTTTCTATCACCAGTCGTGAAGAATGCTTTGCTCGTGCTGATTGGGCGGGTGGTTATCTCTATCTGCGCTGAATCATGGTAACAATCGGTCTCTACCTCATTGGTGGTACAATTCTCTCCACCTTTCTCACTCTTTTCTATCTGGAGGATCGTGATGAAAAACAAAATCGTTGATTTACTCATTCTTGAGTTAAAACTCTATCTCTCCAATCATACTGCAGCAGCAGATTCAATCTATCGTTATCGTAAAGGTATTGCAAAATGATTACTTCAATTATGGCTGGTTTTGCTTTTGGTTATTGCATCATGGACATCTTTAAAAACTATCAATCAGAGCAACGGATGAAAGAGTTTCTGAAGGGGTTTGAGCGCCCATGATTACATTCTTTGCATCATGGTTTGCCCTTGCATTTATTGCTCTCCTTTTCAATTACGCTTTACACGCTAACAATCCACACGATTGACAATGAATCGATTCTCTGTTAAAATGAATCAAGTCGCAACCAACTCGATGAATTATCTTGCTCTCGGTAACGAGATCTTCTGGCAAAAGATTGATGGTCTTTACGTTCGTTCTAATGGTCAAACCACGAGAATTGACATGACACAGATTGATAATGATGATGACTTTGAGTTCTATGCTTCTCTTGCTTATCATCTGACACAGATCGAATTACTTGCTCAAGAACGTCAACAACAACTCACCGCTAAAGTCAAATGATCACACTCACACCACTCACCACCAACTCATACAAAGTTGTTATCGAAGTTGATGATCTCACTGAAGAGGAACGTATTAAACTCCTCAGGCAGCGTGATCTGTTTCCTGCTGAGTTTGTGCATCGTTTGATCAACCTGCTGCCAGAGAATCAAGAGTTTGATACATATGATCATTACAACATGACACTCTATGTTAAGTAAAGAAGAGCATTACAATCATTTGATCGATTGGGCGGGGGATCGTATAGATCTCCTGCTTTCTCGTTCTAAAGCATGTAAAACACAATTAAATAAGAGAAGGAATCGACGTAACGCACAAGCATTAGAAGAAGAGTTCTTTGATTGGTTTGCTGCACGTCATTCTGACTCACGCTCTAACGTCCTATTCATTCCATATCACGATGTATCTTCCTGAACCGATTATCATTGATGATTTTCTTCCACGTAAATATGCGGATGAGATTGAGAAGCAATGTTTAGATTCTCGTTTTACATGGTCATTTAATCCATCTATTGAAATTGATGGGCAAGAATCTGATCAAGTTGGATTCTCTCATGTAGCAATGGTCTATCCTAACTCAGATCAGCAACCATACATTGAACGAGATCTTACTGCATTATTCTATCCTCTCACCTATCTAATTGAAGATAAGTCAGGTATCGAATTTAATGCAATGATTCGTGTGCGTGTTGGTTTATTCACTAAAGAACCATCATCATCAGAACATCATAAACCACATGTAGATTATCGCTTTGAACATAATGTAGCACTCTATTATGTGAATGACTCTGATGGTCCTACTCACATCTTTGAAGAGCGAATCGCACCTGAACCCTTTGAGAACTTTGCAGATGGTATTCGTGCTACACCGCCAGATTCATACACTCTACAAACAACAATTGAACCAAAGAAGAATCGATTGGTAATCTTTGATGGTCTGCAGTATCATGCATCATCATCACCAAAAGAACATAAGTATCGTATTGCTGTTAATATGAATTTTATCTAATGTTATACCGTTTTCCATCACCTTGGCTCTATGTTCATCGAGTTGCTGCTCATGAACAAATTAAATCTAAACTTAAACCAATCATGCTTGATTATTATAATCAGCATAAAGATGATGTGGATTATCAATGGGATAAATCACCAATGATTAATTCACACTATCATCAAGAACCAACATACTTTGATTCACAAATGGTGAATGAAATAGTGTGGAAACCACTCGATGCTATGTTCGGTGAACTTAAATCAGATGATTCGTTTTATATGCCAGCAAAGTCTCATTTGATTGGTATTTGGTGGAATATCTATCCACCAAATTCATGGGCACCATTACATACTCATCTCGGTCATGATTTATCTGGATCATACTTTCTAGAACTTGATGAACCAAATACACTTAGTTTTTCACCACCTATTCTTGATGGATATTTTCCATTCTCTGAATCGTTACATCATACAAATGAAATAACATCAGAAGGTGATGTCGTGATCTTTCCTAGTGCATTACAACACTATGTCACACCAAGTAAAAAACTTAGAATGAGTATTAGTTTTAATCTATTGTGTGATGCACCAGAAGATAAAGTTAATCCACTGATGAGACTAATATCAAACAAATATAGTTAGTTTTCCACAGGGTTGTGGAAAAGTGCGGAAGATTTGTGTTGTTTAGAGTATATTTAAAAAGGTTTAATTAAATATACTTTGGTGATGTATAACGTTAGTATTATGTTGTCAAGGTGCAGTAGAATGTGTCTACAAATACTTCACAGAACTCAGCGAAGACTCTGAAATGTGTGGAGTTGTTGTTGTCTTAGCACGCGACCTAACGAGTTGTCAAGCGTTTGTCACAAAACTCAAAAATCTCAGAAATCTCAAAAATCTCAGAATCTCAAAAACGGCAAAACTGAGATTTCTGTGTTTTCCGAGTATTTTCAAGTTTTTCAGAATCTTAAAAAAGTTGAATTTTGAGATTTCTGAGATTTTTGAGGATTTAATAATTATAATAAGTTAAAATAATATAATATTAATGTTATATTAGCAGAACTAATCACAAAACCCTTGACAACCTAAGAAAATCATGGTATTATTACTAAGTAATCGATCAAAACAATCGAATGACTGTTAAAAACTACCAAGAAATTCCTTCTTCAGCTATCAAAAACATTGTGATTGATACTGAGAACAACACTGTATCAATTCAGTATAATTCTTCAGAGAAGAACTATACTTATTCTACTGAAGATGCAGTGAGTTTCGATCAACAATTGCTGGCAGAATTCGATTCTGAAGATATCTCGGTTGGATCTTTCATCAACCAAAATATCTCCAGTGGCACTCTGCAACTGTTGACCAACTGACAATAGCACAGATAAATATGTTTGTCAAGGGGTGATTGCACCAATTTGGTTATCAACATCCCTTACAGACGATTCTAGACACCTCTCAGGACACATTTCAAATCAATGGCTAAACAAAAGGGCGGCAACTTCAAAGAGAATTTCTATAACGAAATCGACAACTTTAATGAGCAAGAGTTAGAATATCAGTATGGCGTTAAAGTACAAAATAAGGGTCGCACACCAAAGAAACAGAAAAAATTGAAATTTGATGGTGATTATGAATATTAATAGTTTTCCACAGAAATACTAAAACCTGTGGAAAACTTTCAATAGTTTTCCACAACCCTGTGGAAAACTCAACCATAAGCCCCCCTGATGAGACCCATAAGTTTTGGTGATCGTTAGGGGGGTTGACTTTTGCCTTGATCGGTGCAATACTTACAGAGTCAAACAAATTTGACCCAATGAACAACACTTTCGTGAAATCTTTCGTTAACACTCTGATCTTCAACATTGCCACCATTGCTGCTATCGTGGTGGGTGTTGTTAAGTTCACCTATACCGCCGCGGCCAATTGGTATAAGAATGGCGGCAAACAAGTTATGATCAACAATGCCTGCAAAGTTCTGATGTTTGTTAACAAATCAGCAGAACAGGTATACTACCATCTGGAGGATGCCGATATCGCTGCCGTGTGACAGTTCAGAAAGTGGCACAGACCACTTGACTTTTGCCCCGATCCCGTCCATACTAACAGAGTCAACCAAACGAGACCAATGCGTAAGATCGAACGCCTGATGAACGATGCTATCACCAACGAGCGTGATTGGCAACTCGACAACACTATGGTGAGCAACCAAGATGGTGTGAGTTTCGTATTCCTTCACGGCAACAATATTGCCCAGATTGGTGACAATTGGATTCGCCTGTTTGATGGTGGTTGGCAAACTGTCACCACGAAGTCTCGCCTGAATGCTATTCTGAGTGAGCATGGTTGTCCTGGTGAGCGTATCTTTCAAAAGAAAGGTGAGTGGTTCATCAGTGTTAATGGAGAGACCGTACCTTTCTTCTCGGGTATGCGTCTGAACTGACAATTGCCCCCCTATATACAAACAACAATGGAGGAATTCTCGATGACTACTGCTGAAATGTATCAGGAGATTGTTGATCAGGAGATCGCAGATATCTTCCTGGATGGTGAGAGTTTAATCGTTGATGATTATGCTCTGGAAAATGTAATCGAAGAAGAATACGATTTCTAACATACAGGGGCAGCGATGCCCCTTTTTTGTAACCAATTGAAATAATTATTTCAAGGCAGGGGGCGTGGCGACCGTTGGCATCATCAGGGCTACCCCGCCCCTCCTTCGCTTGTGCCAATATTCTAAGGCATCGGCAGCGCCCTGACGGGCATTCTGTGCCACTTTGGAAACTGGCACACGCCCCGTAGATTTGGCGCCGCCTGCCCCTATACTTACTACAGAAGCGAACCCTCCTAGCGAAACCACCCGCTCTCGGGATAGGTCCTAGTGAAGATCCCTTCACTTGCTCCAGGAACTAGCACCACTGCTAGAATGAGGGAACTAGGGGCACCCTCACCCCTTTACACTTTCAACCATGCAATTAACCTTTGAGCAGGTAGATGCCCTGCTGTCACTGATTGAGTTCCACGATGATTGGGATGAGGTGAGTGAGATCGTCGGTGCTAATGTTGCCGAACTGCATGACATCCTGACCGAACTTCGTGATGAGGTTGCCTGACATGAATCGTTCTGAATTGCAAGATCAAATGGTTCAGCAAATGCTGGATGACATGGACCTTAAGACAATGACCTGCCTTTGTTATGATTATTTGATGGAGGGTTACGATAAGTATTCAGATGAAGAATTGACTGAAGAAGTGAATCAATACTATCCCGAACTGTTGGAGGATTGATGATGCAATTCCAAGTTACTTCCATCGAGTTTGATTTCGATGATGACCTGCATGATGAAGAGAAAAATGACATTTTAGACGACACGATTGGTCACATTTGGGAAGCAGATGATGAAGATGATTTAGTTGAAGAGATCACATGTGCAACTGGTTGGTGTATCAAATCGATTGATTATCGTCACGTCTTAGTATAACAAACTTTCGGCCGCGGCTGTGCCAGTTGGGCAAGTGTCCACCAATCGCCCCGCTGCCCCCCATCCGATGCCATACTAACAGAGTCAAAGCAAACGACCCATGATCAACCGCTCCCGCGTCATCTCCTCCCTGCTGATGATGTTCACCGCCGAGCATGGCACCTGCCCCGATTGGTTGGTGAAACTGCACCACGATGCCGACGACGCTACCCTGATCGCTCGCCTTGCCAACTGGCGTCAGAACTACCCTGCCCACTATCAGCAGTATGGCATCTACGTGATGTGACAGTCGGCAAGGTGGCCGCGGCCACCACCGATCCTGCCCCTGACCCTGTAGACTGATCTCAACAGCAAACAACCAATGAAACTCTACATTCTCAAAGAAGTTCTCTACGATTATACCGATGGCATGGCAATCATCGCAGCAGAATCTATGCCTCAGTGTGAACAGATCTTTATGGAGAAGTTTGGGTATTTCACTGATTGTAATGGTGAACGTGTGAGGGATGAACAAGTGCAAAAAGAGTTCAACAATGCTAAGGTTACTGTCATCGAATCGGTGGGACTTGATGAGGCAGGCATCGTAGAGTATGTGTACGGTGGAGGGTGACAGTCGGCAAGGTGGCACACGCCCCCTCGCATCCGCCCTTTGACCCTGTAGACTAACAGCATGAAAACAAACAACCCCTACGCTCAGCAGATCCTCGACAAGGGTCGTGATCTGCCCACCACTCCTGCCCCTAAGCATGAGTACCCCCGTACTATCCACGGTCGCACCTTTGCCACCGAGGCAGAGTATAAAGAGGCGCTTGCCGACTTCCTCAACGGCATGTGACACTCTGAGAACTGGCACAGGGGGCGCCACAGACCCCCACCCGACCCCCTATACTAACAGAGTCAACCAAACAACCCATGACCGTGACCTTGACTGCTAACTACAAAGAAGTTCTCGATGCTAACACTGTCGAGAAGATCGATGAACTGATCGAAGAGAATTACGCTCTCGATGACATGCTGGAATTCATCGATAACTATAACGAGCGTATGTTCGTCGATAACTACGAAGAGTACGTCCGTTGTGGTGAAGCAATCGGATACGATGCAGTCGATGCCTATGCTGACGAGAACGGCATTGATAACATCGAGGACTGCGATTCTCGCTTTCGTGGTTGGTATCAAAGCGAAGCAGACTTCGCAGAGGAATACTACAGCGAACTCTACGAAGTTCCCACCGCTCTGGTTGTAGATTGGCAAGCGACGTGGGATACTTCGCTTCGCTACGATTTCACCTCTTGTGAAGTGAAATACGCTCAGGTCGCCATCTTCAGCGACTACTAGGACAGTCGAGGGGGTGGCACACGCTGCCCCCTTTCCTGCATCGCCTGCCCCTATACTAACAGAGTCAACCAAACGAACCATGATCGACTTCGCTCTGAACCACCTGCCCGTGTTCATCAACGTGGAGCGCCCTAGCACTGCCTGTCAGCGTGTCATCCTGTCGCCTCTCACCCGTGCCGCCATTGTGCAGTGGCACTCGGGCAGCGTGTCTGGTCACCACTGCCGCCGCCGTGACATGGTGCGCCTGATGATCGATCGCAACGGCAGCGTGGGACAGTGGGTGAACCGCACACTCCTGCAGCGTCACGAGACCTTCAGCGTCTAGACTGATCACATCGAAACGAAACGACCCATGACCCGCCTCATCCTCCCCCTGACCATGCTCGGCATCACCCTCTGGGTTGGTGGCAACGCCCTGTCCGCTGGTCTGCAGATCACCAAGGCACACGCCGACCGCCTCGCTGTGACGATGTGCGAAGTGTCCCAAACCGAGTGCCGCTGAGCGCCCGACCCTGTAGAATTGACTCATCAAACGAAACGACCCATGACTGACTTCGACACCTGCTTCTCTGAGATCCAAGACGCCCCTGGCGAGATCTTCGACTTCGACCGCTTCGACTTCGACGACCGCTTCGACGCCGATGAGATCGACCGCCGCCGTGCCATGCGTGACGGTTGGGCAAGTGACACTGAGGGGCGCTGGTGAGCGCCACCCCCCTGTAGACTTCTCTCAGATCACACGACACCGACCCATGATCCTCTCTCAGTCAACCGACCTCGCCACCCGTCGCATCGTATGGACGGGGCGGTGCAACGACGACTCTCCTATGGGGTCACGCCTGCAACCACAACTGGGCATCAGCGCCTACGCCATCGCGGGGCAGTTCGCTGAGGTCTGGCATGATGAAGCGATCGCCGCCCTGCCCCTGTTCACCCACGAGGACTGACTCATGGCACGACGCGACACCATCGCCCCCATCGCTGCGAAGTTTGGATTTATCGAGGTGCGGCACAAGCGCCACCGTGTATGGCAGCACCCTAGCGGGGCAGTCGTCACGACGGGCAGCACCCTCAGCGACCACCGAGCACTGGCGAACATTGAGAAGCAATTCCGCCGCTCGCTCGCCAGCGCCTGACCTGCCATCCTACCATGCCCCCGCCTCAGGGGGCAGTCGGACAGTAACGGTATAACGTTATCGTTATAGCGGCGCGGCCGAGCGAAAAGTCATAGATACTATTAACCTACAAAACTTTGAAAACGCTCGATAGATTACACGTTCATAAAAAAAATTTTTCCCAAATCAAAATGACTCAAAAACCTCTAAGTACTCGAACCACCAAAAGAGAAGAGTTTTCGTATATTTTCATAGTACTCAAAGAACTCGGAAGAATGTTTATAGAGAGCTTGACAAAGCGTAGAGGGACTGCTAAGATTGAGATATCTCAAAAGACAACATCATGAAAACTCTCAGTGTTCTCGGAATGGCGTTGGCAACCCTCTCATTTCCTCTGAGTGCCTTTGCAACTGCCGCTCATTCACAAGCAATTTCTACCGAATGGTCAGATAAACCAATGGGTGCGACATATTTTCTGAAAAATGGTACAAGAATTCATATTACTTCAGGACCAGGCATTAATGCCAAAATGAAAGAAGTTGAAGCATGGATCAAAGCTCAGGAAGGTTCGCAGGTTGCTCAGTATGCCCCACCTGCTCAGGTGCAGTATCAACCTCCCAGTTTCTTCCAAGGATCGTCAGGAGCGCCTGTAGTGGTCCCTCCTACTGTAATTAACACACAACCCAACAAGTGTCGTCAAAAGCGTATCAATCTTCTACTGGTGTTTGATGTGGAATCTTCCGATTGTTGATGGAACAAGTAACACATATACTTGTAGATCATAATAACTACAGCATTACAATATGTGGCAACAGGGGATCTCAACGAACATTGAGATTCCATTTTGTTGTTTTTTATGATGCATTAGAATATTGTGCTTCTCGTATGAGAGCAGAACATATTTTGTACATAAGTTGATATATAATGAAGTTGTATAAACATTATGACCCCACACATTTACGAAACAACCGTAGAATATAACGAAGATTTTGATGAATATTATATGACATTACCTGATGAACTGACTGATTTGGTTGGTTGGGAAGAAGGTGATGTAGTGGAATGGAAAATTAATAAAGATGGTTCAGTACTTTTAGAGAAAGTAGACGAATTTTTTGACGAAAGCGAAGAAAATGATTGAAGACAAAACGATACAATACAAGATTGTAGACAAGCAAGGAAAGGTTGTTGAAGACGTATCATTCAACGATTATGATAAATTGGCAGATCATATGCTTGGTTTAGCAGAAAAATGGTACAATGGATTGTATGATGCTGATGATACGTTAGAGATTTCTACATTTGACAAAACTGGAGAACTGATTTACTCCGATACTGCAACATTTGGAGAAACGATGAATGACGAATCAAGTTTGGAAGACGAGCTTAAGCAACTTGCTGAACTCCAACACCAACCCTCAGGTGAAGGATTTGGAGGAAACACTAAAAAATCTGGAAAAAAGACTAAAAAGCGTTGAAAATCGCCTAGCACAAATTCCACATCCCTTCGTTATACTATACAGACCACCTAATTCGGAGTATGTAAAGCTTAACGAGGCTTTGGATACTTTGTTTGATCGTCTAAATATTGTAGAACAACAGTTGAAGTAATGCCAGGAATTGCAAGACAAGGCGATAATGTAATAACTGGGCATGGTTGTGATACCACGACAACGATACAGCAGGGGTCTCCCAACGTTCGTATCAACGGAAGAGGGGCGGCTTATGCAGGTGCTGCGTTAGCACCCCACACAATTACGAATTCTGTTCCAATACCACCATGCATTTCACACTCAGCGCAGGTCAATGCAGGTTATGGAAGGGTTCTTGTTAATGGCAGACCCATTGCAAGATATGGGGATTCTGCAGATGCTGGATCTATTTCAAGTTCATCTGGAGATGTCTTGACAAGCGGGTAAAAATATTGTATACTATTGAAGTTATTGAGGTAACGAATGGCAAAATCACCAAGTTTTAACAAGTCAAGTTATGTTCCTGGCAAACCTAAATGCACTCGTCAAGGTCGCAGTAAAAATACAAACCTTGCTGCATCCGCACGTAATGGACGCAAAAAGCGTTATCGTGGGCAGGGAAGGTAAAAAATAGCACATCAGACGCTTTTTAGCGTCTTTTTTTGTGTTTGACGGGATAGCAACCCCGTAAAAAGTTCTGTTTTCACTCATTTTAGGAGAAAAAACAGATGGCTATGCACCCAAATCCAGATAGAAACACAAAATACATGCAAGAAACGTGGGGAACCACTCGTTTGATCACTGATTATGTTCCTCAAAAGGAAGGAACTCCGTCAAAATCAAGAAAAAATGATCCTCCAGAGAATAGAATGTCAAAAATGTGCGGTGGCAAGGAGGGATTTGATGATTATGTTGAATGGTGGGTATAAATAGTAGAAAATAGTATATTTCTATGCCTGTTAGTAGGTCGTTTAAAGATCTTAGCATCACTTTTGATAAGCATCCGATCACCAACGACCTCATGGTGGTCAAGGATTTTGTCGCAATCAAAAAATCTGTGCAAAATTTATTGACCACCTATCCAGGAGAACGTTTTTTTAATCCAAATATTGGTAGTAAAATAACAAAATTGTTGTTTGACCCAATTGATTACATTACTGCAACCACTGTTCGTGAAGAAATACAATATACGATTGAAGCTTTTGAACCAAGAGTATTGTTAAACTCCGTCGATGTGGTTCCAAATTTTGAAGAAGATGGGTATGACATTACTATTGATTATTCTGTAGTTGGATTGGAAGAAAAATCAGACACGATCGACCTCTTTTTAGAGAGAACTAGAGGATAATGGCATACAATCAATTAACAAGTTTAGACTATTTTGATATAAGAAATGCTCTTAGAGACTATCTAAGAGCAAATTCCGAGTTTAGTGATTACGATTTTGAGGGTTCTACTCTCGGTATGCTACTAGATGTGTTGGCATATAACACATATTACACATCTTTTAATGCTAATATGCTTGTCAATGAGTCATTTCTTGACTCAGCGACTCTCAGAGACAACGTAGTATCTCTCGCAAAGCAACTTGGGTATACTCCACGCTCTGCTGTGGCATCTGCAACAGCAGTAAATTTAAATGTAACACTAATTGGCAATACATTACCACAATCAGTATTTTTGAAGAGAGGAAATGCATTCCTAACTTTAGTAGACGATGTATTATATCAGTATGTTTTACTTGATGACGTACAAGCAAATGTTTTACCAGATAACACAGTAAATTTTCAAAATATCAAAATATACGAAGGAACGTATATTTCCAACAGATACACCGTTCCTGCTTATACAGGGTCATATAGCGTTGTCTTACAGAACGCTAATATCGATACATCATCCATTCGTGTAAATGTTTTTGAGAGTTCAAGTTCTTCTTCTTTTGAAAAATTTGTACAATCTGATAATATTTTAAATGTAGGTGCAACATCACCCACCTACTTCGTAACAGAAGTTGAAGATGAGAACTATAAAATTACATTTGGTGATGGAATTTTTGGGAAAAAGTTACTAACTGGTCAAGTTATTGAAATCAGTTATTTAACAACGAATGCTGCTGCTACAAATGGTGCTTCGGTATTTACATACAATGGTGTAATCACTGATATTGCTGGTACATCATCATTCTCCACCACTGTTAATAGTGTAACTGCTCTAACCAAAGCATTTGGCGGTGAATCGATCGAAACTATTGAAAGTATTAAAAGAAATGCTCCTGCATCATTTGGAGCTCAGAATCGTGCAGTAACATCTTTAGATTACGAAGCAATTATTCGTCGCATCTACCCAGCAACAGCAGATGTTATTTCTTATGGCGGAGAAGAGGAAAATCCACCTGAATATGGAAAAGTAAAAATTTCAATCAAACCAAGAAATCTTAGTTTTCTTTCTTCTTATACAAAATCTGTTATTTTACAAGAACTTAGAAAATATTCTGTTGGTGCAATTACTCCAGAAATTGTAGATCCATCAATTATCTTTGTTGAGTTAATTTCCAGAATATTTTATGATCAATCACAGACTAATTTAACATCTGATCAAGTTAAGCAAAAAGTAATTTCTAATGTAGCAAATTATATCAATTTATCAGATACAGAGAAATTTGGAGGTAAGTTTAGATACAGTAAATCAATTAGCACAATTGATGCATCTGATAGATCTATTCGTTCTAATCTAACTGATATTAGAATGAGAAAAGATTTCTATCCATCGTTAAATAATAGTGCATATTATGAGTTTTGTTTTAACAATCCATTTGATGACGATATTGATGTTCAAACATTAGTTTCTACTGGATTTGTTGTACAACAATATCCAAACTATGTTGTTTATATTGAAGATAGAGATTCAAAAGTTGTTCTCTATCGTTTAGATCCTCAAACTGGTGATAAAATTATTTTGAATGGTGAACAGGGTGAAATTGATTATGTAAAAGGTGATGTCAGATTATACAATTTAAATATCATAAAAGGATCTTTCTCCGACAATAAAATAGAGATTAGATTGAAACCACTCTATAATGATATTATTGCTAAGCGTCAAGTCTATCTTGATGTAGATATTGAGAAAAGTTCATTTACTTTAATTCAAGAATAGAAATAAATGGCAACTAAAGTAAAAAGTTTATCCGCTCTGATTGATGGTCAGTTACCAGATTTTATCTCGTCTGAGTATCCTAAGTTTTCTGCGTTTATGCAGAAGTACTATGAGCAGCTTGAATTGCCAGGTCAACCAATTGATTTAATATCAAACTTAACTAAGTATCGTGATATTGATACTTATACCAATACTTTATTAAATCAACAGACCACTTTAACCCAAAATATTACAGGAAGTTCAACAACCATTAATGTTGCAGATACTTCTTCTTTTCCTGAAGTAAATGGATATATCTTAATTGATGACGAAGTAATTTTTTATAAATCAAAAACTGCTACATCATTTTTAAATTGTTATCGCAACATTAGTTCCACTACTAAACTTGGTGATTTATATAATCCGCTTGGATTTAAAAATATTTCAACTGCTGAGTCTGGAGTTGGAGTTTCTCACTTAAGCGGTTATAATGTACTTAATATTAGTCATCTATTTTTATATTCTTTAATCAAAAATTTTGAATCAGAATATCTATCGTCCTTTCCAGAAACAGCACTAAAAACTTCAGCGGACAAAAGTTTACTGATTAAGAATATCAAGAAATTTTATGCATCGAAAGGAACAGAATCTTCGATCAAATTTCTGTTCAATTCATTAGTTCCAAGTGACGGTCCAAATGATCCTACAGTTTATTATCCAAAAGATTCTACATTTAAATCATCAAATGGTGAGTGGGTTCACAACTACTCGCTAAAAGCAAAAATTTTAGGTAATGTCACTGATATACGATATTTAATTGGTGGCAGAATCGTACAACAACAAGATCAAAATGATTCTGCTGTGGGATATGCTTCAGCAGTTATCGACAACATTATTTCTATTGGCGAAGGATATTATGAAATAATATTAGCCGAACAGAGTGTAGTAGGACAATTTTCTGTAATTTCAGAGACTTATTTAACTACAAATCTTCTATCAAATCAGACAACCAATAAAAGAATTAATGTTTATTCCACGACTGGGTGGAGAACTGGCACTGGAAGTTTAATTGTTGGAACCGAAGAAATAACTTATAAATCAAAAACAGTAAATCAATTTATTATTGATAGTAGAGGATCTAATCCTGGAACATATTCTGCCAATACTCCAGTTTATAAAAAATCAAATGTTAATTTGAACTATATTGATGAAAATAACCAATCTCAAAATAGGTCTATTCTTGTACTTGGAATACTTTATAATTTAAATCAAAATATTCCTACTCCATATTCAATACCTGGAGATAGTGTTCAAATTGCACCCTCTGGGTTTGATGCCAAGAATCCAATTATATTCAATAAAATTTCAAACTCTATTCGTTGGAGTTTGAATGAAACTAATATATTTTCTTCAGTTAGTTCTTTGTCGGATGTATTGGTTAATGTATCTGCAATTTATGAAGATGATCAGTATTATTATGTTGCATCATCTGGATATCCCAACCACACAATAGGAAAAAATAACTGGAATATAACTTTACAAGATCAAAAGAATTTAAAGTTAATTAGAAAATATCCCACTAGAACTACCGAGATATACGAAACAACCACTAAAGATGTTGGTGTTCTTATAAATGGTGTTCCAATCAGGGGTGTTAAAGACGATGAAACTATTACATTTGGCGAGATAACAAAATTTATTGTAACGAATAAAGGAAGTGGATATTTAAATCCTCCAAAAGTTCTAGTTATCGATACTGCTGGTGTAAGTGGTGTTGCTGAAGGTCGTGCGGTATTATCTGGAGACGTTGTAGACCGAATTGATGTTGTTGAAGGTGGTGCAGGATTTTTCCCACCTGTTCCAACAATTGTAATTACTTCAGGAAGAAATGCTACAGCGGAACCAGTAATCACAAATGGCAGAGTAACTAGTATAAGGGTAACAAATCCTGGAGAATATTATACTACTCCACCTAAAGTAATTATTACTGATTCTTCAGGAAAAGGAAGATTTGCTAATTTTACTGCAGTTATTTCTGACGATGGGGAACTTACTGGGTTTATCAAAAACGACGAAGGAAAGTTTTATGATCCATTATCTACTACAGTAACGATTCAGGCAGTTGGTTCTGGATCTGAAGCGATATCTTTCGTAAGAACATGGACTAAAAATAGATTTGAAAAATTAAAATCAAATTTAGATGATAGTTATGGACATTATTTTTTAAATAATAATCCTTCTTTGGGATATGGTTACAACTATGTTGCTAACCCAAAGAGATTACGAGTAGCAATTGGAGATAATTTAGATAATATAGGAAATGTACCCAACACTTTAACACATTCTCCTATTATTGGATTTGCTTATGATGGAAATCCCATTTATGGTCCATATGGATATCAAAATCCTGGAAATTCTACATCATCTGTTGTTAGAATGACTTCTAGCTACAAACTGAAAGTGTCTAGACCAGGAGGACCATCTACAACTGCATATTCTTTAGGATCTTTTATCGAAGATTACGAATATATTCATAGATCAGGAAGTTTAGATGAAAATAACGGAAGATTTTGTGTTACTCCAGATTATCCAGAAGGAACATATGCATATTTTATAACTATTAATACAGATAATACACCAGTATATCCATATTTTTTAGGAAAAAATTATTATTCAATTCCAGTAGATTCAAACTATAATAAAACAATATCTCAAGATGATATACCTTTAAATGTTTCTAGATTAAGAACCTCTAGAACAAAAAATAATGGAGATGGTGTAGTTGCTTTTATTGAGGATACTAAGACAGGATCTATTTCAAATATTGATGTAGTTTCTTCCCACAATAGTTTTTCGGTTGATGGTGTAGTAGATGTAGATTATTCTGGAACAGGCGGATCTGATATCCTAGCAAAAATTTCTAGCGTAAAAGGAAAGTCAGTAAATTCCTTACTGTCTTCTTTTGGTATATACAAATTTTTTGATTATTTTAATGCAACTATAAACTCTCAATTAATTTCTACTGGAGTTACTAGTTATCCAGTCAATGTAAATTCTTTGGGATTTTCTACAACTATTGATGCTAGAAATATTGTTGATTATACTTTAACTAGTACAGATGTATTGATGCGTGATAATTCAATTGTTATTCTATTACCACCATCTCTAGATAAATGTGTTAAGTTAACTACAGAATCTCCATGCTATTTGTATGATGGTGATATTTTAACACAATCTGGAACATTAGCAACAGGTAGGGTTGTTGGTAATGTGTTCAATTCAAAAGATATTGTATTAAAAGAAGTTACCAAAAAATTTGAAAATATTAATTCATCTGCAACAAATACAGTATCGGCTTCTATAGAGGTAATTAGTGTTGTAGTTGATAAAGTTTCTAGTTATAGTTTAGGTTCACAAATTTCCCAAACAAATGGAAAGCAAGCAATAATTCTTTCTTCATCAAATAACAGAATTAATTTAGCATCTAATACATTTGAATTAAATGAACCTATTATATTTTCTTCAGCATTTTCTGGTCTCTTAACTGATAAAATTTATTACGTAGTAAATCCAACTCCAACAAATTTCCAAGTTTCTTCTACTCCTAATGGAAATCCTGTATTAATATCAGACAATACTGCTCCTGGAGCAGTGGTATTGAATCAAAAAGCTTTTGGGGTAGTTTTGGAGTCAACTGAAGAAAAAAATACCTGCAAAATTCGCGTATTACGTGGAAATTTTGAAGTTTCTTCTAATTATTTCTTAAAAACTAGTGATTTGAGGGATACCGTTGGCAGTAAAATTGTACAGAAGAATCCTTTAAGTTATGATATAAAAGTATTAACAAATACCGATAAAATTGCTATTCTAAAAACCAATCAAAATCATGGAGTGTCAGTTGGTGATCTAATTGATGTCAATATCAGACCAGATGACACAAATACCACTACAACAATCTATGTAAGAAGACGAATTTATCAAAAAGTGAAGTTGAACACACCTACCTATAATAAAATATTAAGTGATACTGGTATTGGAAGAGTTTTAGTACTTAATAGTGGTTCTGATTACGCATATGATGCAAATGGTAATGCCACATATACAAATGTAGAATTAATTTTTTCAGATCAAACTAAGTGTCGTAATGAAACTGGACAGATAACTAGTGATCTAACAACTGCCGTTATTGGAAATCCTGGAAATACAAATAATGCAAAAGCTACTATTAGAGTAACCAACGGATTAGTTACTTCTATTCAAATTACATCTAAAGGAAAATTCTACGCAAAAGGTGATCTTCTTACTGTATTGCCCAATTCAATTTACAGAAATCCAACATCATCTTCTACTAGATCGTTAATTGTAGAAGTTGATCATGCTGGATTTGCAAAATTAAACACTCAACTATTTTTAAATGAGGTAAATTCTATATCAATTAATGATCTTTTGCAGTTAGGGACTGAAATTGTTAAAGTAACATCTGTCAATACTGTAAACAACTCGTTAAATGTACTAAGGGCGCAAGAAAATACCATTGCTTCCGATCATATTAACAATGAAATAGTGGAAGCATATTTACCAAAATATTTGTTTAATTTTAATTATCAACTAGGTAATACTCCTTCTGATCCATATATATCTTCTTACAATCCAATAACTAGAGAACTAGAAGTAACATTTGATTCTGGAAGTACACTAACTACTATCAATCCATTGAATTCTTCTAGTTTTTTCTATGATCAAAACACCCCTAGAAAAATAGTTGGAGTTGTTGATATTTTACAATCACCAACATATAAATTTGAATTTTCTTATGATAATATAAATTGGACTAAAAATCCCATTACTCCAGTACAAAAATATTATAAGTATAAATTTGATACTTCACATCCATCATTATCTGGAAGTTTTCTTGAATTTTCTCCCAGTGGAAATTACAATATAATTACAACTGAGGTAGAAAAAAGTCCGATTATACCAGGATTTGCAAATTCTTTCACAACTTTAAAAATTGGTTTTGGCGCTAATATTGCATCAAATACTTTTACCGATCCAAAAGATACTGAATTTACAAATTATTATTATTTTGATAAAAACAATATTATTGATTCGGAAAAATCTTATTTAAAAATTATTGAAGATCCGTTACAAGGAGAGCATAAGATTGTATATACTACTCCACTTGAAATGGTATATGAAGTATCCAATTATCCCCAACATTCTGGATCTGGAGTTATCTCATACACAACTACATCTTCTGGTGCTGTCGGTGAAATAAATTCGGTCAGAATAGTAAATTCTGGAAAAAATATGTCTAAATTGCCAGTAGTAACTGGAGTTCAACCTTCTTCTTCTACAGAATGCAAAGTTGATGTTGTTTGGAATGAAAATACTGGTAGTATTACTGGTATTTCTATAATTAATTCTGGATCCAACTATTCCAAACCAAGAGCTGTCTTAGTAAAGGGGGATGGAAGAAATTATTCATTTGATGTTAGAAAAAATGCTGATAATACTATTTCAGCAGTAGTATTATTGAATGGAGGAACAGGATTTACATCTAAACCAGAAATTAGAATTATAGAAACAGATGTTAAAGCATATTTTTCCAGTAAAGAAATAGGTGTTCCATCTAAAGTATCCATAATAGATAATGGAAAAGGATTCAATAGTGATGTAACAACAAAAAGAAAAATTACTTCTGATAGAATTTTAATTCTTAAAAATTTTCCAGAAAAAGCATTTTTTGAAAATGAAATTATAGAGCAATATGATGGATCCACTAAAATTGCTACAGGTTATGTTTCTAAGGAAGGTTGGAAAGAAGGTAGTAACGTTCTTCGTTTGAATCGAGTAGAAGGAGAATTTAAGACTAATTTATCAATTGTTGGCAAAACTCAAAATAATACTGCTATTGTAGTTTCTTCTTTTGTTGGAGAATTTAATTATGATGTTAAATCATACTTCGATAATATTGGATACTATGCTTCCGATAGATCTAAAATTAGTTCTTCTTCTCAAAAATTAGCAGATTCTTACTTCTATCAAGATTATTCGTATGTTGTTAGGTCGAGAACTCCTATTGATATTTGGAGAAGATTAATAAAATCTTCTACCCACCCTGCTGGATTCCAATTATTTGGTGAGGTTGCTATAGATTCGGTTGGTGTTGCTAAAATTAATAGTATACAACCAAAAATTGACCATGTTTCATCTATTCAACTCTGGGATCCAGAAAAAAATAAAATTACTGTTGAAAAATCTTATAGAACAGTTACTAATGTAATCTTATCATCTAGTTTTGTTGATAAACAAAGGGGAAAAGGATCATTATTTGTAAATACATTTGATGATTCAGAAACTCAAAGTTACGAATTTTATCTAACTCCAGAATTTAATGGTTATTTTGATTCAAATGGTAATAGATCTGGAACAAAAGTATTTACTATGAAAATTAGTGGAAGCAATAATAATTTGTTTATTCCTACCCAAGAAAACATTGTCATTACACTAGATGGCGTAATTCAACAACCAGGAAAAGCATTTACAATTTCTGGAACACAAATTACATTTAATGAAGCTCCTTTAGGATATAGAAATTCTATTGGTCAATCAATATCTGCATCATCATATGTTGAAGGCGTTGATACACCAAAACAAAAATTTGTGGGAAGAGCGTTACGATATAAAAACACTACAGTAAACTCTACTTATTTTAGAACTATAACAGATATTTCTTCTCAATTTGATGGTATAAAAAACACTTTTAATTTATTAAATTCTAGTAATAGTTCAGATATTATATTAGAATCTGGGGATAACTTAATTGTAACTATAGATGGTGTTCTACAAAATCCTGGAATAACACCTACTTTTCCAGTTGATAGATCATATTATATAAAGAGATCTGTTACTCCAAATCAAATTGTTTTCACTGAACCGCCAAAATCTGGTCAAACATTCGGTGCTTATTCTATCTCAAATTACGAATTGGCAGAAATTGATGATTCTTTTGTAAGTGGATCTTTTTATGGTCCATTTATTATGAGAAGAAGATCTAATAAAAAACCACTTGAAGTTTTTAATGATAATAATTTATTAGTTTTTGTAGATAGAGTTCTGCAAAAGAAAACTAGAAATTACACCGTTCAAGGATCATCTATTACTTTCACCAACCCAATTCTTCCTGGACAAAAAGTTGTTATATTGTATTTTTATGGTAGATCTGCGTCTACTACTGTAACAGCTTTTAATTATGAAGAAGATACTTATTTTAATTTAGTAAAAATTAATTTAAATTATGTACCACCATTAGCACAGTATGCGGATAGAATTGCTTATCAGGGCAATAGTCTTCATAACAATAGTGCAATAGGAAAAGCAAAAGGAGTATCAGTAACTCCTACTGGATCTGTGTTATTATTGCAAGCGCAAAATGCACCATTTGTAACTAATAAAAATATTACTATTGTAAATGGTTTAGCTTCTGGTCTTGGTGATTTGATTATCCCTTCCTCTGCAATTATTAGTGTCAGCGCATTTGAAACTGATGACGAAACAATTGGTGTTTTACAAAAAGATAATTCTGGTTGGTTAATTGGGTCATCACTAGGTAAAAAAATTCCCAATTTTGTTGATATCGGTGATCAAATCAAAATTGATGGTGAAACTAAGTATAGGACTATTCTTTCACTTCCTGATAAAGTTTCAAAGAGTCAGTACAATACTAATTCTTCAATTGCAAATAATTTCTTTGGAAAACTAACAGTTACTCCTAATGATGAAACATACAAAGGAGAAGGATTGACGGTATTTGCAAAAATTGAAAATGGAAAAATTTCTTCCTTAGAATGGAATGATAGAAAATATAATCAATATGGTTTTGGAAAAATTCAACCTGGAGCATATGGATATGAAAATGCTCCAAAATTAGTTTTTGTTCCTCAACCATTAAGAGATGAAGGTGGTAGTATTATTTCTCCAGCACAAGGAGGTGGCGCGGAAGGATTTGTTGTAGTAAGTGGCGGAGAAGTAATTGATGTTGTTTTAACAAATCCTGGTAGCAATTATTTAACTTCTCCAAAAGTTTATGTTGCAAAAGGATACGATATTATTAAAAATCCTGAGAAGAAAGTTAATAGTAAATTTGAAATAACGTTTTTCCCAAAAATTTCTACAACTTTATTAATATCTTCTATAGTCAATCTTGAATATGGGTTTGCCGTTCACGAAGAACCATCCATCATTAGTCCGACTGAATTATTAGCATCTTCTGTTGTAATTACAACAGGAATTAATACTTTAAGTAACACTCCAAATATTGCAGATATTAAATATGATTCGGTATCAATTAAGCAAGAATTACATTTAACTGCAATATTAAATTCTGTAGTATCTTTAACAAAAGATATTATTGTTAATGTTCATACATCGTGGGATAATGTAAAAGAATCTACTATTAAAAAAATACAACCAGAAATAATCAAAACTATTCCTATGGGGTGTATGGATTTTTATGCAGAGGAAGTTAACACTCCAATTTCTTATAGTCCAATTACTATGGGACCAACTTTAAAGAAATTTGAAAATGGAGCATTCAATGATAGTGGTTTTATTAATATTGGCGGTATTACCTTAGATCAATTCGAGAGAACATATGGAAATATAACCATTCAAGATTTTGAATTAAGACCAAATAGTGCTAAAGCAATAAATGAAGATACTTTAATGAATCTTGGATATGGATCTACCAATGAATATGGAGCATATCTACAATTACCACTAACAACATCCAGCACGATCATTTATATTGCAAATACTGATAGATTCCCATCGTCAGGAAAACTCTTGGTGGGGGATGAGATTGTAACTTATACTTCTAAACTATCTGATCGTTTTATTGGTGTTTCTAGAGGTCAATATAATACTACGACAAAAACACATAATGCTGGAGATTATTTAAGAACTCTGAATTAGAGGTATAAATATAAATAAGAATTACGAACCAATTAGCAAGAGAGAAGTTTTCAATGGCCGCAATCATTTCTGAAAAGTTTAGAATTTTTAATGCCAAGCAGTTTTATGAATCTCTAACAGAACCTACTGGTGGTTTAGATACTTCTTCCGAAAGAACTAGAATGTATTTTTTCGTAGGAAGACCTCAGAGATGGTTTGCATATTTAGAAGTTTATAATAAGTCAGCAACTGATTTTGTTGCTGGGCAAAAAGTATTTATTGGCGCAAACTTTGCTTCTGCCACTTTCCGAGCAGATGTAGTTGCATCATATCAAAATAGTTTACTTTTATCTGCTATTGGTCCAACTGCTGCTGCAGTACCTGCTGCTGGTTCCACTTTAACAGGATACAATCCTGTTACCAGCACAAACACTGCCGCAAGCGCACTATCTGGTGTTTATCGTTTTGCTACTGACGACATTCCACCTATCCCATATGATAACCAATCTGAAAAATATATTTCATACGCAGATATTCTAGCCGCAAAGAGAATCACTGGAGAATTTGCTAGACCTGTAGTTAGAAGATACAATTGGGATGTCTCAACTAATAGTCGTTTTGATATGTGGAGACCAGATTATTCAGAGCAAAAAACTTCAGCAGTAACTTTATCTGGTGGTTCAACTGGTTCCCAAAACATTTCAACTGCTAAATTTTATGTTGTAAATAATCGTTATGAGGTATTTAAATGCCTTTATAATGGAGAAAGACCAGCTTCTTTATTGCCTGGTGGTGTATTGCCAACCGTAGCATACGAACCATCTACAGCGCCTTCTAGTGGCACATATGCTAATGGAATCTACAAAGAACCAGCAGATGCAAATGGGCAGTCAAATTATATTTGGAAGTATATGTATACTATTTCCACTAATGATGTTCTGAGATTCCTTTCCACTGACTTTATTCCTATTGTTGCTGATAATAATGTTCAAACAGCAGCAGTTGATGGTGCAATTAGTGCCGCTGTACTAAAATCAATTGGTTCAAATTTACCAACTAGTCAATCTGCACTTTATACTCCTGTTTTAGGAGATGGATCTGGCGGTGTTGTTAAATTTGGCACAACTGGCACTGGAGAAATTAATTACGCTTATTTACATGCTGCTGGATCTGGATATACATATGCAAATGTTATTTTAAAAAATGGTAATGTATACTCCGATGCTGCTTTAACAACTCCAGTAACGGTAGGTGCTTCAGCAACTGGTTCTATTGAATGTGTTCTTTCTCCTCAAGGTGGTCACGGAAAGGATCCAATTATTGAATTAAATGCTAAGCGTATTATGACAAATATTCGCTTGACATATGCTGAAGGTGGTGGAGATTTCCCAGTAGAAAACGATTTTAGAAGAATTGGTATTCTGCAAGATCCTTTACTATACGGCACTTCTAATTATGCTACTGTTGATACTCTATCTAATCTAAGAGCAGTTAAACTAACTGGAGTTACTGGTCTTTTCCAACAAGATGAAGAAATTACTCAAAGTTTAGGTGGCGGAAATGTTGCAAAAGGAACTGTGGTTGCCTGGACACTAGATGCAGGTTCAACTACCACAGGAGTACTGAAATATTTCCAATCACCAGATTATCACCAAGATAACGGTGTTGTGAGATCATTTGCATCGAATGCTTCAAATCCTGTTACTGGATCAACATCCAATATTACAGGAACAGTTGATACTTCATTCAATGCTTCATCTTTAGGATCTACTTTTACCAATGGTCTTGCTTTACCTGAAATTCAACCAAATTCGGGTGAAATTGTGTATATTGAAAATAGAAGATTAATCACAAGAGCACCTGACCAAGTAGAAGATATTAAACTCGTAATTGAGTTCTGATCAGAATAAAGTAAATTTCGCAAGAGCTTGAGAATAAAATGCCTCAAAAGACAAATCTTAACGTCCCACCATATAATGACGACTTTGATAAAGATAAGGGATTTTACAAGGTATTATTCCGTCCTGGTTATAGTATTCAAACCAGAGAATTAACTACGTTACAATCTGTTTTACAAAATCAAATTGAAAATTTTGGTAGAAGTAGATTTAAGCAGGGACAACAAGTAGTTCCTGGCGAAGTAGCGTTTAACAATAAACTAGATTACGTTAAATTAGCATCTGTTTCTGAAGTTGCTGTAAACGTAAATGGAAATATTGTATTTGAAAAATATGATATTTCTAAATTAGTTGGGAAAACTTTGCAAGGTTTGTCTTCGGGAGTGCAAGCATCTGTTATATGGTATTCCAAATCTTCCGAAGTTGAATCTGATGTATTGTTTATAAAATATACTAATAGTGGTAATGCAAATAATGAGTTTACTTTTAGACAAGGAGAAACATTAGAAGTATTAGATCTTGCTGATACTCCAACATTAGTTGTCGGAACTGATGGTAGTGTTCTTCCAACTACAATTACAGTAAAAGATTACGATACTGGAATTAGTAAAATTATTGATAGTCCTGCAATGGGTTATGCTTCTGCTGTTAAAGTAGAATCTGGAGTTTACTTTGTTAATGGTTATTTTGTCAACAATTCTGAGCAGTTAATAGTAGTTGACAAATATTATAATAAACCATCTGCTAAAGTTGGATTTGCTATTACCGAAAACATTATTACTCCAGAAAAAGACAGTTCTTTGTATGATAATGCAAGAGGATCTTCTAATTTTGCTGCGCCTGGTTCGCATCGTTTAAATATTGATTTGAGTTTAGTTGTTTTAGATTTTGATTCATTAACTGATAGTCAATATATTCAACTTGTAACTATCAAAAATGGAGAAATACAACAACTTGTAAAATCTACTGATTATAATGTATTAGAAGAAACTTTAGCAAGAAGAACGTTTGATGAATCTGGAGATTATGTTGTAGATAATTTTTCTTTAGATTTGAGAGAATATTATCAAAAAGATAATAATAAAGGAGTCTATCCACTAAATGAAGAAACTGGTTTAGTAAATGGTAAAAAAATTTCAGATGCCTCTCAATTAATGCTAGCTGGTGTTGAATCTGGCAAAGCATACATTAAAGGTTATGAAATTATTAACAAAGAGAAAAAGTATTTAGAAATTAATAAAGCCAGAGATACCTTAGTACAACAAAATAATAGAACTAAATTTTCTTCACTCGCATATTTTAATATTACAAATGTTTATGGCAGTATTCCACTTAATGCGGATGGAGCAGAATTAACTGCATATCCTACAATTTATCTAAATTCTGCATTCAATGATGGATCTATTGGTTTAAATAATACTGAAATGTCATCATATTCAAAACAAACTTTGAATCGTAGAGGTCAAAAATTTGGATTAGATGATGGAATTGTAACATTATATTTACGTGATCCAGCAAATTATGCGACCAGATCTTTTCCTACAGATTCTGAGTTTGGAACCACATTTACAAAACTTTGGTATGTTGTAAATTTAGGATCTTCTGCTGCTGCAACTATCGCAAGAAGTGTTGATGTTTTATCATATTCCGTTGTAAAAAGACCAGACATCCCATATGTAGGAACCACTGAACCGAATTATCTAGAACTAACAGTACTTGGTAACAAAGAAGACATTCAAATTTTCTTAAAAGAATATGATGATTTTGATACTGTAAAAAGAAGAAAATTATTTTTGACCCAAACTGATGCAAGAGAATTTTATTTTCAGGGTCAAGGAGCAAATGCTTCTATATCTGCATATTCCGAAATTGTGGATTATAACGATGTAGTTACTCCTATTATTGGTGCAGCAAAACCAAAAGATTTTGGATTACAAAAAATTGGATCTGGATTTAATATAGACACTGATATTATTTTATCCAAAGGTAGATTAAATTCAGGACAAACAACATATAACTCTATATTTAAATTATCTTATTTTAATCCAACATTTTTTACAAAAATTGTTTTAGATCAAAGTATTGCCACACAAACTTTTGTACCTGGCAAATATGTTACTGGATTAACTAGCAAAGCCTATGGTATTGTAGAAGGTTCGTCTGATACAAAATACACATCTGGTTCTATTTTGCATGTACGAGTATTGTCTGGGCAATTTGTTTCTGGGGAAACAATCGCAGATGAAGCAGGAAATACTCAGCGAATAGCAAGAGATGGAACAATTTCTCATTTTGTGGTAAATTATAGAGGAGAAGGATATCCTGCTACAACAAAATTAAAAATTAATGGTATAACATATGATAACTCTGCTGTAGAGATTGGTCTCAATGGCAATTTCATTTATAAAGTTGTCATAAAAGATAAAAATTTAGTATCTCAAATATATTCTACAACTCCAACTATTTCTTTTGATACTGGAAACACAAATGTAATTTCATCTGCTGTAGTTTCTCCTGTTTTGTACAGAAATAGTGTGCAAACTTATGGAGCAGAAAATGTAAAATCAATGCATTCTTCTTTTGGCGCTGGTGATGTATATACATTTACATGTGACGTAGAAACTTTTGATTCTTCATTTTTAAATACTAAAGTATTGACAGATTTTACTTTTTCTGGATCTAAAGGATCTAAGTATATTGAGTGTAATGGATTCTCTGGAAATCCTGCAACTGAATTAGTTCCTGGAGATTTGCTACAATTTACCGACACCGCCAATAATGTCATTCGTGTAATTGTACAAAGAATAGATTTACCAGAGGGTTTGGTCAAAGCTAGAATTTATTTTGATAATGTTTTACAAAACAATGTTGCAAATACTAGCGTAATTAGAGTAAGACCAAATATTGGGAATGCAGCAAAATCTACTCTACTTATTCCAACATCAGCAAAGTATTTAAGTAAAATTGTACAGGATCCAGAAAATTCTGAAATTTCTTATTTCTTTAGAAGAGATTTTGTGACTATTGCTTCTACAAGCGGAGGTAATATTACATTTGCTGCTCAACTTCCTTATGGAACTCAACGTTTTGCTCCATTCTCAAAAGAAAATTTTATTCTAACAGTATTAGATAAAAAATCTTCAACTACCGTATCAAATGGTGATATTATTTTTCTAAAAGATAGTCAAGTTACTATACAAAATTCGATAATTTCTGAAACTGGCGGGGTTACTGCTGGTAGTGTCATTATTAATTTGCCGAGTAGTTTCTTTGGAACAACTTCAAACTTCCCTGTATTGAAATTAACGGCAACTGTAGAAGTTTTAAAAGCAAGACCAAGATTAAAAACTTTCTATGAAAACAAGAGAGTGTTAATTATAACACCAGGAGATAAAGTTATTCCATTAAGAGGAATTGATGTTGATTCAAGTAGTGATGAAGTTATATCATATTCTGATGTTACAAAAATTAGATATATTTACGAAGGAACCTCGCAAACACCTCCTGTAGTTTCT